ATAGACTTAAGAAGGAGTCAAGGTAGAAGACCATTTATTGATGGACCTCACTTTGAGCTAGCATAATGTGGATGTCAATAATGATCCTGTGCGCTAACATGAATGCACAGTCTTGTATGGTAATAACAGGTAACGAGTTACACACAAGTAAAGAGAGATGCTTTGAAAGTGCTATTGAAAAAGCAAACAAAGCTGTTACATATCCTCAAGTATTTCAAGCAAAACCATTTTGTCAAGTTATTCCGGGAACAGAACAACCAGATAAGGTAGATACATAATGGCTAGACAACTAACAGAAAAACAGCAGAAGTTTCTTGATGTGTTATTTGAGGAAGCTAAAGGTAATCCTGTTACTGCTAAAAAACTGGCAGGGTACAGTGAGAATAACTCTACTTCCTCTATTACATCTTCTCTACAGGAAGAGATAGCTGATCTAACAAAGAAGTTTATTGCTAGTAGTGCAACAAAGGCAGCTTATTCTTTAGCTCAAGTAATAGATAATCCTACAGACTTAGGTAACAAAGAGAGAATGATTGCTGCAAAAGATATACTTGATAGAGGTGGTTTTACTAAAACTGATAAAGTTGAAGTAACTTCTGCAAGTCCACTGTTTATATTACCACCGAAAGAAAATGAGAACAACTAAAGACTGGAAGTTACCTAAACCAGAAGAAACAGAAGAAGGTTACAACTGGAAACCTGTAGTAAGAGTTGGAAGAACAATACCTTTTGGTTATAAACAGGATGAAGAAGATAGGGATCTCCTACTTCCTATACCAAGTGAACTAGAACTACTAGAGAAAGCAAAGAAGTTTATCAAGCAGTATAGCTACAGACAAGTTGCTGATTGGCTAACAACACAGTCAGGTAGAAAAATATCTCACGTAGGTTTAATAAAGAGAATTAAAATTGAACAAAAGCGTAAGTCACAAGCTTCAACTCAACGCTACCTTGCCGAAAGGTACAAAGAGGCGTTACAAAAAGCAGAAAAACTTGAAACCAAAATTGCAGGAGCAACCTGAAGTTGTACCTGCAGAAGTTGTTAAAGAACCGATTGAAGTTGAACAGGCACAAAAGAAGATTATCTTTCAGCCTAATCCCGGACCTCAAACAGAGTTCTTATCAGCGAATGAAAGAGAAGTCCTCTATGGAGGCAGTGCAGGTGGCGGCAAGAGCTATGCCATGCTTGCAGACCCAGTACGTTACCTAAACAATCCACACTTTAGAGGACTGTTAGTCAGACGTACAACAGAAGAACTAAGAGAACTTATATCAGTATCAAAACAATTATACCCACAAGCAATACCTGATATTAAGTTTATGGAGAGAGATAAGACTTGGGTAGCTCCATCAGGAGCAACACTATGGCTCTCCTACTTAGATAGAGATGATGACGTAACAAGATACCAAGGTCAAGCCTTTAGTTGGATTGGATTTGACGAACTTACACAGTGGCCTAGTCCATATCCATTTGACTACATGAGATCACGTTTACGTACTACAAGAGATAGTGGACTAGAAGTTTATCAGAGAGCTACTACAAACCCCGGAGGCCCCGGACATAGTTGGGTAAAGAAAATGTTTGTAGATCCTGCTCCACATGGACAGTCTTTCTGGGCAACAGATATAGAAACACAAAAACAACTTACATGGCCTAAAGGTCACAGTCTAGAAGGACAGCCACTATTTAAAAGAAGATTTATACCTGCTACGTTATTTGACAATCCATACTTAGCAGAAGACGGAATGTATGAAGCAAACTTGCTATCATTACCAGAAAACCAACGTAAACAATTATTGGAAGGAAATTGGGATGTATCTGAAGGATCAGCTTTTCCTGAGTGGAACAGAGCCACTCATGTTGTTGAGCCTTACAATATACCTAATAGTTGGACTAAGTTCAGAGCCTGCGACTATGGCTACGGAAGTTATACAGGGGTTTTATGGTTTGCAGTCGCTCCTGATGAACAGTTAGTCGTTTACAGAGAGCTTTATGTATCAAAGATATTAGCTGCAGACTTAGCTGACTTAATACTTGAAGCAGAGCAAGAAGACGGAACTATACGTTATGGTGTACTTGATAGTTCTCTTTGGCATAAACGTGGTGACACAGGGCCTTCGTTAGCAGAACAAATGATAATGAAAGGTTGTAGATGGAGACCATCAGATAGAAGTAGAGGGAGTAGGATTGCAGGAAAGAACGAGATTCACAGAAGACTACAAATTGATGAATTTACAGAATCACCACGATTGGTGTTTTTTAATAACTGCACAAATATTATCTCGCAACTACCGATAATTCCTCTTGACAAATCTAATTCAGAGGATGTAGATACAAAGTCAGAAGATCACCTCTATGATGCACTTAGATATGGTGTGATGACAAGACCAAGAAGTAATTTGTTTGATTATAACCCTGATACACAAAGAACAGGGTTTCAGGCATCAGATGCAACATTTGGATATTAAGGATAAAATATGGCAGAAGATACAAAACAAATGGCAATGGATGCTGAAGAATCAGCTGCAATAGAAGACATGAATACAGAAGGAATGACAGATGCACCTGCAGGTCAGATAGAAAGTTTTGTCAGAAATAAATTTACTGCTGCAGAAACAGCAAGAAGATATGATGAGGAAAGATGGATCAAAGCCTACAGAAACTACAGAGGTTTATATGGTCCTGAAGTACAATTTACTTCTACAGAAAAATCCAGAGTATTTGTTAAAGTAACTAAAACAAAAGTTCTTGCAGCTTATGGACAACTTGTAGAAGTTTTATTTGGTGCAAATAGATTTCCACTAGGCATCAGTCCTACGACTTTACCTGAAGGAGTAGAAGATACTGTAAGCTTTGAAACTAACCCACAACTCAAAGATGCTCTAGGAGAGACAAAAACAGACCCTGTAGAGGAAAGAAAACTTTTGCCGGGGGAGACCCTTACAGAATTTAATGATCGTGTAGGACCTCTTAAAGACGATCTCAAGGCAGTTGAGGATGATGTAGAGTTTAAATCTAGTGGTAGTCCTTCTGCTGTACAGTTTCATCCTGCTATAATCGCAGCTAAGAAAATGGAAAAGAAGATCCATGATCAGCTAGAAGAGTCTAATGCAAAGAAACAATTAAGGTCTACTGCCTTTGAAGCTGCTTTATTTGGCACTGGTATTATGAAAGGACCTTTTGCAGTAGACAAAGAGTATGCTAACTGGAATGATGATGGTGAATACAATCCTATATTTAAAACAATGCCACAAACATCTAATGTTTCTATCTGGAACTTCTATCCTGATCCAGATGCAAGCAATATGGATGAAGCAGAGTATGTCATAGAGAGACACAAGATGTCTCGTTCACAACTACGTGCCTTAAAGCGTAGACCTTTCTTTCGTTCCAATGCTATTGATAAGGCTCTTGAAATAGGTGAGAACTATAACAAGGAATGGTGGGAACACGCAATGGATGAGGATAATGAAGATGATTATTCTCAAAGATTTGAGATCCTTGAGTTCTGGGGTTTTGTAGATCGTACTGTTATAGAAGACTATGATGTTGAAATACCACCAGAGTTAAAGGATGTAGATCAGGTAAATGTAAATATCTGGGTCTGTAATGGCTGTATCTTGCGTCTTGTTATGAACCCATTTACTCCTGCCTATATACCTTACTATGTTACTCCATACGAGATGAACCCATACACTATGTTTGGGGTAGGTATTGCAGAAAACATGGATGATACACAGACATTGATGAATGGTTTTATGAGAATGTCTGTAGACAATGGTGCTTTGTCTGGTAATCTGTTGATTGAGATAGATGAGACTAACCTAGTTCCCGGACAGGATCTTAGTGTGTATCCCGGAAAAGTCTTTCGTAGACAGGGTGGTGCGCCGGGACAAGCTATCTTTGGCACAAAATTTCCTAATGTATCACAAGAAAATATGCAGATGTTTGACAAAGCCAGAGTGCTTGCAGATGAAAGTACAGGCTTTCCTTCGTTTGCTCATGGTCAAACTGGTGTAACAGGTGTAGGTAGAACTGCATCTGGTATTTCTATGTTGATGAATGCAGCGAATGGTTCTATTCGTAACGTCATCAAAAACTTTGACGATTACTTGTTAGGACCTTTGGGTAAGGCATTTTTTAGTTTTAATATGCAGTTTGATTTTGACCCAGAGATTAAGGGTGATCTTGAAGTTAAAGCTCAAGGTACAGAAAGCTTGATGGCTAATGAAGTTAGAAGTCAGAGACTTATGCAGTTCATGCAGACAGTATCTAATCCTGCTCTTGCTCCTTTTGCCAGAATGGACTTTATTGTTAGAGAGATTGCAAAGAGTATGGATCTTGATCCTGATAAGGTAGCTAACTCTATGAGCCAAGCTGCTGTACAGGCAGAGATACTCAAGAAGTTTCAAGAACAGAATCCACCTCCTGCTCCACCTCCACAACAAGGACAACCCCCTGCTCCTGCAGGTGGACAAGTAGAAGATACACAAGGCTCTGGTGGTGGTACAATAGGTACAGGTTCAGTGCCAACTCCGGGAGAAGAGGGTTTTACTGGTAATCAAGGAACTATGCAATAATGATGGTATTGAGAAGACTTACAGGTGACAAAGAGCTATGGGATTCTTTTGTAGAATACATAGATGAATCTATAGCTAAACAACACAAAGCACTAGAGCAAGCAACAGAAGTTCCTATGATCTATAAACTACAGGGATCTATTGCTTGCTTACGTAGAATGAAATATCTTAGGGATGAACTAACTTCAAAGAGGGATGATGCCTGATC